GACCGAATTAGAAGACACAGTCGGTGGGATACTATTGAAAAGAATGTACGGTTATTCAAAGAACATGGATTCAGTCTCCATTGTAATACCGTTCTTCAACGGGATAATATCGAGCATCTAGTGGAATTAGGAGAGTATCTCCTGCGAGCAGGATTCAGTCGTTGGACACTCTCGTTAGTAACTGATAATGAGCAATACTTGCCGCATAAAATAAGTGAAGATTCGTATACTCAAACGATGGAAAATACGCTAATCAATAATAACGTGGCGAATGTGCTATTATTACAACAGTTTAGGAAATCAGAATGAAGAGAAAAAAATTCTTGAAGAAACGACTCAAATACTATAGTCTATTATTGAATCGAAAGTTTGATCAAGCTATTGCACTGAAAAATCAGTTACTCGGTGCTATTATTAAACGACGTAGAAAAGACAAAGATGTTAACGGTTTGGATTATTAGAGAGGACACCCTATGAAATATACAAGAGAATACCTGCATGAAAGCTTGGTGAACGGCGTATGTGATGTTACATTTACCAAAATTGACGGCACCGAACGAGTGATGCGATGTACGTTGGATCCTGCGATTGTTCCGCAACCAGTGGCCAATCCAGTGGTCGAGCGCAAGATCAAAGAGAGCCGGATTGAGGTTATGAGTGTATGGGTACCTGAATTAAAAGCATGGCGCAGTTTTCGAATAGAGAACGTTAGCGGCATCGATCTAGCAGGAACCTGATAAGTACCTCTATGAGATTCTTCAATATATTTACGCTTTTCGTCGCCGGCATTATCAGTGTGATGAGTGCGTACTACAGTATAATTGGGTTAACTGCGATATTCAGTGGCTCATTTTGGAGCATTGTACTGATGGCTGGTTCTCTCGAGCTAGCTAAGGTTACCGCTGCCGTCTGGCTACATTTGAATTGGGCTCGTGCTCGATTCTGGATGAAGGTGTATATGACTCCGGCAGTAGTGGTGCTGATGCTTATCAGCAGTATGGGCATCTTTGGCTTCTTAAGCAAAGCGCACATTCAACAAGACGCAGTAGGCCAAGAGACCCAAGCACGTATTGATAGAATTGACGATGAATTGCTCAGACTCAATGAAGATAGAGAAAGAGCAGAGACTCGTATTGATGAGTTGGAGAGTGGCGAGACTGGCGCTGATGCTGCGACACAGAGACAGATTGATCGTGAACAAGCACGAGTTGATGCTGCCTATCAGAGAATCCAGCCAGGACTGGACTCTCAAAATCAGATTATTCAGGACGCACGATCACGCATAGAGACTGAAACTGGATCTTCTCTAACAGAGCTAACAGAGCTTGAGAGACAATTATCTGAATTTAATGACTCGATCAACCGGGGCCAGATCGAACAGGTTCAACAGGATTTAATCAACCAAGGATTGTTGACCGGTTCTGCAGATGGTATTCTAGGCAATCAAACCCAGAGTGCTATTGCGGCTTTTAGACTAGACTTAGAAAGCAGAATAGCCGTATTACGTACCGCCGTTGACCGTACTTCTTCTGCTCAAAATCAAATTATTCAAGATGCTCAGGCTGAAATAACACGTTTACAACAGGCGGCAGACAGCCAAGTTTCACAAAGCTTGGAACTTATTCGTTCTCTTAGCTCTCAACTTGGGCAGACCGAGTCTACTGAAATCGCTGATAGTATTAGTGAACAACGATCGAGCATCTCAGCAGCTGACATTCGAGAAGAAGAACTCTTAGATGAGAAATTTGAATTAGAGAGTGTGATCCGAGACATAGAAGCAGAAGTTGGTCCTATTCGTTATATTGCTGAGATGGTGTACGGGTCTGCTGACCGTGATGTGATCGAGCGATCAGTACAGTGGTTGATTCTAATTTTGGTTGGGGTATTTGATCCGTTAGCAATCATGATGATCTTGGCTGCTACTGGTGGTATTATATCAGCTGCGCCGGTCCGAATCGAGAAAGAAGCTATTGAAGATGAAGAGTGGTCATCTAAAGATCGAACTCCCGATTTCGAGGGTCCAGAGGAGCCGGTATTAGATCGACATGTCTTTCAGTCAGTAATCGACGATGATTCAATCTCCACCCTAGATTCTCCGGTCCAGCTGGAAGAGCCGACGAAGCCATCTGAGCCAGAGTATGCGGAGCCTCCCTCGACGCCACGTCTGACGCCACGACAAAATGAATCCTATGAAACCAGCGAAGATACCGTCATAGCGGGGAAAGGATCTCAAACTACTAGGATTCAAGCAGCCTCGCCGGTGGCACGTAGGCACGCCATAGAGGCTGCGGCAGACGCTGATAACTCAAAAGAGTCAACTCACGCCAGCTTTGGTACTATATTTCCCTCAGATCCTCAGCGTGGTGATGTCTTTCTTAAAGTTGACGCCTACCCTAACCGTCCATATAAATGGAATGGTGTTAAGTGGATCGAGCTAGAACAATCTCGCATCGACGATACGTTGGCTCAGGATGATGAGTATATTGAATGGGTAATCAGTCAAATTAGCCGAGGTGCGGTTGACATCGATGATGTTAGACCAGTGGTACAAGATCAGATAGAACGATTGTTAGATGATACCAAGTGAGCACTTAGCAGTTACTCCTCCTGATAGATTTTGGGGCGATTGCTTTTCAGTACTACTGATTGACATCGATCCTGAAACAATCCAAGCGTTGTTTCAGGCTATAGCGGCAGTACCTCAAAGAATTGTTGTCTACATCTATTCAGAATCTGACCTAGCGTGGGCGTTATCAGTAGCAGACCAAGCGGACGTGATAGTTATGGATTTAAGACAGCCTGGATTGAATGATTTATTAAAAGGTAATTTGATTTCTCGGCATCAATCATGCTATATTGGAAGAGAAGATACGCACAGTGTGTGGGGAAATTATACCGCAGACCCTGTTGCGTATATTCTAAAACAACTCAGTTTAGCTTAGAAGGAGGTGATTGTAAGCGAATGAGTAACAGGGATTATACCCCACGAGGCGTTTATGTTGAGGTAAGAAACAACGACGTAAACAGAGCCTTGCGCAAATTCAAAAAGATGATGATGTCCGAGAATATTCTGCGGGATTTGCAAAAGCATGAATACTACGAAAAACCCAGTGTTCGTCGCAAAAGAGAACGTGCCCAAGCTCGTAAGAGATGGCGCAAGCGCGAACAGGAATTAAATGAGTTTTACGGCGTATAAAGAATAGCTTCCGATCCGGGTGGTCGATGAGTCTCTAAAACTCATTCGAGTGGGGTCAGTACCCACCGGAAGCACCAAGGTGCGAAAGTCCCCTATATCTATCCATTGTACATGGTGGTTGAACTATAGTGATATTGTGATACCATGGGGAACTAAGGGTGGAGATTGAACCCTCAGGCGAGTGAGAAGCTCGCCAAGTTATTCACAGCGAGGTTAAAATGGTTATCGAAGCAATACAGTTAATTCAAATGGTAGTACTAGCAGTATTCGCATATGTATTCGTCCTCGGATTGAAAAACAACTGGGAAGGTGTCGTGCTAGTTGTTGGTTGCGAAGTAACAGGAGTAAGGTAACATGAGCAGGAGTAAGGTAACATGAAATGGGTAATACTACTTGTATTAATAATGTCTTCGACAGTGTCAGCGACAGAATATATCACTCCAACCACAGTTTATTCTGAATGTAGGTCACCTAGGTTAGCTTTCGACTCAGATCAATCAATGATAATCAGCTGGCAACAGGTCGACGACTATAAAGCTTTGAAGGTAATATTGATCGACCTAGTAGTGAATGATTTGACATTCGATCTAACACTAACATACGAAAATGAGTTCCGAGATAATGTACGCGAGGTTTTCGCAGACATTGTTATGACATTTGAGTTGACTCCCGTCGATCAAGAGAGTACAGATATCGCACTGAACAATCTAATCAGATGTGTCTCTAATTTGAATCGAATTTTACAGTAATATTTGAAAGGAAAAACCAATGATTGAAGAAGGAACCGCTGATGGAAAGAAAGTTTTCAAGGTCGACCTTGGAGATACTCCAGACGAAGTAATTAAAGAGTTGATAGTAGAAATGAGACAAGAGATGTTATCTCGCAGTCTCGATAACACCACAGAGAAGGAAAAACTATGACTTAGATGAACCGAGTAGAAATAACAGCACGAGATGTAGTTTTCTCGTTCAACAAAAAGCACTTAGAAGACCCTAGCATTCCAATGTGGAAAATAGCAGCTAAGGGCGAATCTTACTATGTCGATCACGTCGTTTGTTCGATAGGATGGTCAACAAAAGAATCTCCAGATAACAGTCACACCAAGGGTAGTATTCGCGTAAAGAATGTTCATTTGAGGATTGATGACGAAAATGTTGCGTATATTAATGAAGCAACACCTGAAATTTGGAACCGAATCGAAAACAAACTCATTCCGGTCTACATTTTAAATGAGTCAAAATCAACGTCCAAATTATTAGAATCACTCAAAACAGACTTAGGACCTATTAAACGGATTGTTGCGGTTTGTTCCACAACAAAACTGATAGTAGAAATTCCGTCAGAAGAATTGGTGACTCTAATTGCTCTTCAGACCAATGACATTCGAGAACTTAAACCAAATGAAGATTACTATCAAATGTATCAACAGTACAAAAATAACACGGTAGATGAGGTGGATTTGGATGATTAGCACGAGACGAAATATCTCGATGAATATATGCCTCTAGATGATAGCATAAAGAAAAGAGAAATAAATCGTTATTGAGGCTTGACATTCTTTGTCGGAGTTACTATATAATATTTAACAGAGTGTTGCTTTTAAAGGACCCTCTGTTAGTTCTTGCTTAAAAAGGAGAAACAAAATGAGAACAAGTCTTACCCCTTACCTATCGCAAAGCATCGGTTTTACCAGAATATTAGACGAATTGGATCGTCTTTCAAATGTTACCCCATCAAAATTCCCTCCACGAAATATCGTGGATTTAGGCGATGGCTCTTATCAGATTGAAATGGCACTAGCTGGTTTCAGTCGAGAGAATATTGAGATTACTACTGAGCGAGATTTCAACAATTGCGTACAATTGAGCATTTCTGGCGAAATCGCAGAAGAGGAAAATCCTCGAAAGTATTTGTATCAGGGGATTGCTACTCGCAAGTTCAATGAGAGATTCAAACTGGCTGCTCACGTTGAAGTAACCAATGCCGAGATGACCGATGGCGTTCTTGTGATCAAACTCAAAGAGGTTGTTCCAGAAGAACTACAACCTAGACAGATCGAAATTCAATAGTCTAGGATTAATGAGAGTGGCAGACAATGGGTCTGCCACTCTTGCCATCAAAATCAATTATTGACTCATTGGTCCGATATTGTGTAGTATGTAAAGGAGATTAGAAAAATGGAGATACCTTATGTCGGCTGACGTCTCAGTTAAAGAAAACACCAAAACAAAACCAAAAATTCAACATGATCTGTCCCCGCCACGAATGTATAAAGTAATTTTCCATAACGATGATGTGACTCCATTCGAATTCGTAGTCATGTTACTTCATGAAATCTTCAATAAAGATTTAGAAGCTGCTGATGAGATAGCAGCTTCAGTTCATGAGAAAGGCGCAGAGACCGTAGCAGTGTTGCCACTTGAGATAGCTGAATTCAAGGTAGCACAGGTTGAAAAACTTAACGTATTGAATTCGCATACTTTGCGAGTAACTACAGAAAGAGACGAATGACACAATCAATAATGATGGACTTAGAGACACTTAGTACCGAAACCAACGCTGTTATTCTAAGCTTAGGTGCTGTAAAGTTTGACGACACCTTACTTAAAATTGACCGGGATCGGTCAATTTATTTGAAATTTGATATTGACCAGCAGACTGCGACCCTCAATAGAGACATAAGTGACAACACTATGAAATGGTGGAAGAAACAATCACTAGATTCACCAGAGATTGTTGAGAGTGCCTTTAGTACTGATGACCGAAAGAGCGTCGAGGAATGTTTGGATGAACTCTCTAAATTTTGCTGGAATGCCGGATATATATGGAGCCAGGGTAGTTTTGATGTGAATATTATGGAACACCTGTATCAGCAAATGGATCGTCCAGCGCCCTGGCGCTATTATCAAATATGCGACAGCCGAACACTGTTCAATTTCGTAGATGGATCATTGGATAGGAGCAATCACCACGATGCGTTAGAAGATGCTATTTCCCAAGCAAGCGGAGTACAACGGGCATTACGCCGTATCGGATGGCGAGGTGTCAAACTATGAATACGTTAAATGTAATCTTTGGATCAGATGCTGCGGCAGTCTTAGAGAAAAATATGACCGTCCTAGAATTAGATACCTTTATGCAAGATGGGTTAGCAGAACCCATCACATCTTATGCGGTAATTGAGAATATTCCCTTTGACGAAATGATGCGTCTAGAACAAAGTGTGCGTCTTCATCGAGGACTAATGCAAGAGTACCGTACTCAGAATTGGGATTATTGCGACGACGCACTAACTGAGCTAACAGGGTGTTGGAATCATGTGTTAGATGACTTTTATATCATAATGAAGGCTAGAGTCGATCAATTCCGAATCACCCCACCATCAGCGGAATGGGACTCAGTCGTATATCTATCACCAGACAATAACGAACACCTACAAGGAAAATCATGAATCATTATAATCCAAAAGTAAGAGTAATTGGATACACTCAACCAACAGCTGAATTTGCAGACACTTTCGAAGCTGGTGATATTGTAGCATATTGTGCGCGTGTCAGCAACCCAGCTAATCAAATGAGCACCGAGTCCAGCTCTCGTTTACTAAAGTACCTCAAAAAGCACGCTCACTGGAGCCCCTTTGAAATGGCAAGTGCGACTCTTGAGATTGAAACAACTCGTGATATTGCCCGTCAAATATTACGCCACCGTAGTTTCTCTTTTCAAGAATTTAGTCAGAGATATGCCGATCCAACTGAAGATTTAGGTTTTGCGTTACGTGAAGCTAGACTACAAGACCCCTCTAATCGTCAGAACAGTGTCGCAGCAGGTGTGTCTGACGAAGTTAGGCGCGAGTTTGAATTTCGACAAGCTCAACACATTCACGAGAGTATGGCAAATTATCGTTGGTGTATCGAACACAACATTGCTAAAGAACAAGCACGGTGTTTCTTACCAGAAGGCAACACAGTTAGTCGCTTGTATATGAATGGCACTCTTCGCAGTTGGATTCATTTTATCGACTTAAGATCGTCAAACGGAACTCAAGAAGAGCATGCCGCAGTTGCTCGCCTCTGTTCTGAAAAGATGATAGAAATATTCCCGTCAATAATTGAATCTCTAGTCGTTGATAAGTAGTTGAGTGCAGCAAAGCTGCCATTCAACTAGGAATATCAATGCATAATTTCAATGAATTCGCACGTCTAACTTGGCAAGACAGCGAACTACTTCAAACTTATTCTGCCAAGTCTCATAGGACTTTTTCCGGCATATTTGATGATTTGGGTCATTCTCCTAAACGAGTTCTAAATCTTTCAGAGAATCCAAGCACCAATTCATACTTTGAATCAGTCGGCGCTAATACTGTTTACCCATCAGACACAGTTAAGACCGAAGGAAAATATGATACCATACTAGCACTCGATGAGTATTTTACGTATTCAGATAGTGAAGTAAAGCAGCGCCAAATTATGACCGATGCGTTCTCAGAGTTAGAAAAAGGCGGGTTGATTCTGATGAGCACTCGAGACTACCGTAATAATCCGCTACATAAACGCATCTTAGGCGATAGCGTTTCGATGTATGCCGCTGAGAGACGATATATTATTGTTGAGGCCCATCAATTTCCATCTAATGACCGTCAAGAATGGAATCAAACAAATATTGTGATCGACGAAGATGTGAACACCTATAATCTATCAGTGGGTGCGAGACGAACGCTGTATTTCAAACAAATCGCAAAATACTGCCATGACGCTGGGTGTACTCAATTTGGTGTGTTAAAGGACTACTTTTGGAATCAGCCATGGACCCGGTCGACCGAACACATCATCTGGGCTCGATTCTAAATGAATATTGGGTTTGTTATCGGTAACGGCGCTAGTGTAACCAATCTAAATCTTGACGGGTTATTTGATCGAGGAACTGTGTACTCGTGTAATACCGGAATATATCGGCACCGCTCGCATCACACCGTAGCGGTTGACCGAAACACTGTTATAGATATTGCTAGTAATGGATATCCATCTCATACCACATTGTGGACTCGCAGTGAATGGGCCGATACGTTATCACATGAACGTCCTATCCGTGGTTTACCACGAGAGCTTTATTCACCACAGAGAGGGTGGGACAGAGAACTGAATTGGGGAAGCGGTACTCATGCTGTTTGGATGGCCAGTGAATCTGCCAATGTCGTGGTTCTGCTTGGATTTGATCTTTGGAATAGCAATCGGAGCCCTAAGTGCTCCATCTATCAAATCCAGCAAACATCAATCCGTCACCCTCGTGTGAGTTTTATACAAATTCAATCAGAAGGATGGCCGATGCCAGAGAGCTGGAGTGAACAATCAAACATCAAATTGGATCAGTTTTCTGTGATTAGAAATTGGCTCACATCTTAGGTTGACAATGCCTATTCTTCAACATATACTGGTCTAGTAACCAATTAATGAGAGAAGAAAAAATGCGACCAACATGTACCGCATGTGATAAACCAGCAGCAAAAGTTCGAAATAATAAAATGGGTAAGCCCATATATCGAAAATACAAAGACATGCCTGGTGAAGGATGGTGTTGCTACAAATGTCATTGCGATAAAATTGCTAGACGCCACGGGGTGTCTTCTGCTATAGAACTTACTGCGAAAAGAAATGGCAAAACAGTGGCTGAATATCGGCACGATCAACTAGAAGCCCGAGCGGCCGAACTAGGTATGACCGTGTATGAATACCGAGTGAAATGTAGCAAGTACCTGTGGTATCGAGAAGAGGTGAATTATTGCGAAAACATTGATGGAAGACTAGGCTTCACATGCACTACGACGGTTGTTACCTTACCTAGTATTTGGAATGGTATGCTGGACGTAGATCATAAAGATGGAAATCATCGACATAATGATCGAACTAATTTACAGACACTGTGCAAGTGTTGCCATGCGTTTAAGTCTTGGAAATCTAAAGATTATGCGACGCCCGGTCGTAAAACTAGAGGAAAAGAAGCAATGGTTAATGTTTAATCAAAGTATAAAACGAATCGGGTGGGCCTGCAAATATGTTGCTGACCCGTCGTTGTCTAAAGCTGATGCCCAACTGGACGAAAGTCAATACCGAGAACGCAGTACTACTCGTGCTTGGTTGGCGAGACAACCACCGGCTGACGCTGAGAGTCGAATGTTAGACATCATCAGTAATAATGCTGCCAGCTTACTACGTCTAGTAGAATGGTGCGGTAGTCAAGAACCCTCTTTGCGGATGATGCGTATTGGTAGCGGGCAGCTACCTTTGTACACTCATTCCGATTGGCGGGATTGGTGGCAGCGATCAGACATACAAACATTATGTGAAACCAGCTATCGAAAGGTAGGTGAAGCTGCTCGACGGCTTGATGTACGACTGAGTATGCATCCTGGGCAATTCACCTGTCTTGCTAGTGACCGTGATGAGGTTGTTGCTAGAAGTGTAGAGGAAATGGAATACCACGGTGACCTGATCCGTTGGATGGGATACGGGGTTAAATTTCAAGACTTCAAATGCAATGTACACGTGAGTGGTAGACGAGGAACTGCGGGGATACGAGCAATTTATCCTCATCTCAGTCCTGAGGTACGAAACACCATCACATTAGAGAATGACGAATACAGCACTGGTTTAGATGAACTGATCACGTTAGCTGATTTGGTTCCATTGGTGGTAGACAATCACCATCATTTCATTCACAGCCATGGTGAGATATTACGTCCAGCTGATGATCGATATAAAACGGCGGTTGACAGTTGGCGAGGAGTTCGACCTGTCATGCATTACAGCGCTAGTCGAGAGGTGTATACTGCTGACGATGACCCTTGGCAGCTTCCGGATTGGGACGCGATGATTAAACGAGCTCCACGAGGCAAACTGCGAGCACATAGCGATAGCTACACCAATTATGCGCTGAACGACTTGATGTTAGAGTTTTGGCAATACACAGACATCATGGCAGAGTCAAAGCTCAAGAACCTAGCCAGTCATGGAATTCTCGCAGACTGGCGCAGCCGTCACCATATTGCATAACTGGTATACGACATCAGCTATTGATTTCTCCCCCAAAAAGTACTAAATATAGTGTGCGGCGCAGCATTTTGCTATGTCGAGCAGATGGAGAAAAACAATGCAATTCCTAGTACGAATATTTGAACGAGTTAGTTTAGAACGACATCGCCACCCGTCAGTAATGGGGTGGCTTTAAATACAAAGCACACAGACAAGGAGAGACACAGAGTCATGAATATACTAAGAAAAATTAAACAGCACTTTACTAATGAAAGAGCCATCAAAGATCTTAAGGCATACACTGACTGGCAGTTACGTGATTTAGGTATCGACAGAGAACAGATTCGTGAGACCGTAACAGGTAAACGCAAGCTTCGTAACAGAGGTGACGCATAAAATGTTTCCATATAATGAAGAAGAACTTGACTTTATCAACGGAAAATTGTATAGTAAAGAATCACACACACAGAAGGAGAACAGTGATGACAGAAGAAATGATCAAACAGTTTCAGGAAACAATGAAAAACCTGATCCCACAGGTACAAAGCAATCGTAACGGATACGAAATTCGTCTCGAGATGCTAAAACTAGCAAAAGACATGGAAGAAATGAAAACCACTTATGAGTTTGAAAAGTGGAAGTCTTCATTCTCCGTAATCGACGGAGTCATGACGTTACATTTTGATACTCCGCATGCGGTGCCTCAGATTCCTACATTGGATGATGTAATGAAGGGTGCTGAGCGTATGCGAGAATTTGTCGACAACGCGACCACTAATTATAAAAAGTAATCATAATCAGATGGGGAGTTGTATTGACTCCCCATCGCCGGAGACGTGATGTTTGAATTTTTCAATATTGTAGTGACTGACATAATCAGAACATTCTTAGGGGAATTGCCCAGAGATGAACGAGTGTTGCTGGTATCCTTGGTCACCTACGTTATCCCAGCAACGGTGTCCGTATTCTTCCTCTCACTAGCAGTAGGTATAGTGATTGGAATGGTATCGCTGGTTGCGACCATCGTTATTCTAGAATCTCTTGAAAGAGAGTTTGGGGATCTCGATTCCCAAAAATAGGGGATAGACGCCAGAAATAGTCTCGCCGGGTGCTACGGTTAGCTCCCATTATTTTCACAATTTGCCAACATAACTGTTGACAGGAGCCTCCGCTGTTGCTATTATACAAACATAGACACACGCATAGAGGTAGAGAAATGGCAACGTATACATTGGTTCTTAAGCGCCGCGATGCTCGTACAAAGGACGGGTTCCGCATTGTTAGTGAGTGCACCTACCAGGACGTCGAGTCAAATTGGATGGAAGAAAAAGTTCAAGATTTGACTGCGTCCAGTGCCCCTCGTGAATACTATGAATTTCGCAAGTGGGTCGAAAAGACCAACTTGATGACTGGTCTTGTTTTTCTCGAAGATCCGGCGAGCCCAAGTTACTTGAGCCCCGCTAGTGAATCTTATTGGAGTTTCTAATGATGAAAATGCTTACTGCTCCTATTAAAAAGAAATTGCTCGCACAGTCTAAAGTGAGAGATTCCAGCAAGAATCGGCCAGTGGTTAAGTTTTTTGTACCATGGGGAGCCGGAACTTGGTTGATTTCTGAAATGGATTCGGACGGTGACACTCTATTTGGGTTGTGTGATCTCGGACACGAATCACCTGAGCTAGGGTATGTTAGTTTGAGTGAACTGATGAGTATTCGCGGGCCATTTGGTCTGAAAATTGAGCGCGACTTGTATTTTGTCGCTGATGGTACGCTATCTGAGTACGCTGCTGGTTCACTCGCAGCTTGATGGTTACTCACATGGACAACTTAGTAGCCCGATTACGTGGTAACTATAGCGTGGGACCACACGTGCCAAATGGTGCCCCAGAGTTTGGTTGGCGACAGTTTCAATCTCCTCCGATCCAGCATGAAGCTGCGGATGAAATTGAGCGACTTTTAGAAAAAATTGCTGACCTAGAAAATGAACTAATGTATCTAGAAGCTGGAGAATCAATATAATGCCTTTCGTAAAGAAAATTGATCAGTGGATTCGTGCTTACCATACACAAGACGGGGTTAAATACCTTATGTGGGGATATGGGGTGGTGGCATTTTTCTTACTGGTCTTAACAATCTGGAATTAGTAGGTATAGCAAATGGGGAGCTCGGCGGCTCATAACCGTCTGTTGTAATGACCGAGCCGGTTCGATTCCGGCACCTACTACTTGAATAATAAATATAGGATAATGATGAGTATATTTTTAATAATTTCAGGGATAGCTGTACTGATAGCAGTTGCTATCATAGCGGCCCGGAGTCCGTGTTGTCCCGAGTGCATCTTAGGCGGGTCAGATGGATTTCGCTAATTATACAATGTTGAGTTGTTCTGCCGTAGCTGACGTCGAAACTAATATTCAAATTTTGATCGATAGGTATAATGTTCAAGAATCAGCTTCTATAAACATCGCTCCAAACAGGTATTGGAGCGATGTTATCATTTTTCAGTGTCCAGTGGTTTCGTCTCATTGGGGCAAACAGTCAATTGTTATCAAATATAGCGGTGCAGGTGAGAGTGCTCGCCGAGTTTTTCAAATTCATCAGTTGGTGATGAATGGAGCAACTATAGAACCTAGAAAGTTAGTATATCGCCCTCACCCAGACCCTGAATGGTTAGAATCACTCGATTCTAAACAAATACCAGATTATCATCATAAAGTTATAGCCCATAATGGAACCTTTGGTTGGTACGGCACTATTAGTGGTAAATTTTCTCCAACTAAGACTGCTCGTGGTACCCCCGGATCTTTAATTTTTGATCATAGGATGATATGACAGAACGAGTATTTTGCCGTAATTCTTATGATAAATTGCGATCAATAGTTCTTGGTAAAGTAGATTTCAGGTTACTTGAGTTAGTTGATTCGTCTGAACGGGCAGTCTTAGAAACCGTGTTTTCTGAGACTGAACAGGATCTCAATGATATTTCAATAGAACTAACTTCCAGAGGAGTCGCTGTTTATCGACCTACTATCGCTGCTAATTCTAGTCGGCCAGTCGAATTGCCTACTACCACGATTCCTGGATTGAAAATGCCTCTTAGTCCGCGAGATAACTTTATCGTGCTAGGTGAAACTTTATTAGAAACATCAAGCTGGCAACCAGAGCGTTATTTTGATTACCTATGCTATCAGGCACTCTTTAATCGACGGTTTGACTGGAAGAAATGGGTGTGTATGCCTCGTGCCGTTGTTCAATCATACCCTGCTATGTTAGGCAATCAGAGTTTTGTTACGAGTGAGATGTACTTTGACGCCGCAAACATAGTGAAATACAACGATGTGTTGTTTGTTAGCACCCAAGACACTTGCGATCTTTCGGGACTGGCCTGGTTTACTAAGATGTTCTCAGATCAGTATCAGATCATTCAGGTAGATGATATGTCTGGCCATTTGGATTCGCACTTTAACATACTTAGACCAGGAGTAATCATTAGTCATCACCCTCGATGGCGTCTACCTGAGTTTTTTAAAGATTGGGAAATTATTCAAGTAAACCCAGAATATGATGAAGCACAACGAGTAAGTCAGGTGATGCACAGTGACTTGTTTCAAGACGACGACATAGACAACACTGTTCTTACTGTAAACGTGTTAAGTATTGACCAACACACAGTAATGATGTATGATCACCACAAGCAGAATCGTTATTTACTGGATCAATTTGATCGATTAGGATTTGAAGTAGTCTTTGTTCCGTTCCGGCACTGTTATTTCTTCAACCAAGGACTAACGTGCGTTATTCTTGAAACCGGCCGATGGGACGATAAATAACATGGAGAGTAATTTGATTAGAGGAATCTATAATGAGCGATGACGTACAAGAAAGTGCTGCTATTCTTTTCGAAGAGATCTGCAAACAGAGTGAGACCATCTCGGCGTTCGTAACTGTGGTTTTAGATACCTCCGGTGGAGCAACCATTGGTGGTATGAATCTTAGCCGGAAAGAAATGGTAGACGTGCTCGAGAGCACTCTTCGCTCTATAAATGAAAATATCACAGGAGATGACTCAAATGACCGATCAACCAACACATATCACTAAACCACAGGGTTCAGAAACCTCCCCATCTGAAAGCCAAAGCAGTAAATTTGCTAGTCTTCAAGATATGGTGAAGTGATTTGGATGTCAATAACCCCGTAACGGTTAGTCTCTCTGCCGCTGCGTATCTATTAGAACAATGTCAAAACCAAGGCCATAAACGAGTTAAACTGAGCGTGCTTGGGGGCGGTTGTGCTGGATTCAGTTATAAGTATAGCTTTATTGACGAGTTATCTGACGGCGATATCGCAATTGATTTAGGTGAATCACATCAGTTCGTTGTGGATGGCATGGCACTCGTGTATGTCTTAGGTACACATCTAGACTATGTTAGAGAATTAGGTGGTAGTTACCTAGCATTAAGCAACCCAAATGAAACCAGTAGTTGTGGCTGCGGATCTAGTTTTGCGGTGTAAAATCGAAGGCTTCGACAGTGACTTCTATTTCTATCTGTTCTCCGTCTCGTTCAATTAGTAGTTTGATCTTATCACCATTCTGACTTGATTGTTCCAATACAATATAAGATCCAGAGTTAGTGAAATATCTCCATCTACGGTCTTCTTCTCTCATAAATCCAAGTAACTGATCGTTTTCTAGAACAATCTGCTCGTCATTATCTGTGACGGCGGTGAGATAGTGGTTACTGTGATTAATGTCTATCATTATCCCAATAGTATTAAGCGTCCCCGTTTCTCCCTGTAATAGATCATTTAAGATTCTCTCTGCTATATTAGCAGGGATAGCAGCATTGAAATGATTACTAGTGGCTCCGGCTAATCCTAGTTGTACACTTAACGTTTTGGTATTGATACCAACAATTCGTCCTTCAGTGTCAATCATAGGTCCTCCACTATTGCCGGGAAAAAGCAAAGCATCGGTAATAGTGAAGGCTCCAGTTTCATCAAATATAAATGGTGCACTAATAATACCTCTAGTAACAATAAATTCAAACCCAAATGCGCTACCTATATTCCATACTCGGTCGCCAATTTCAACATCGAAACTGTCTGCCCATTCTAGCGGAACTATCAATCGATCTCTCTCTTGGAGTAGCCTACTAGATTCTGGCTGTATCTTGTAAACCGCAAGGTCGAAGCGCACATTATCTGCAACTCGGTCAGCAGTGTAGTTGAATTGGTCACTGACTACTCGAAAGGTTATAGTGGGTGCGCCGCCGGACACATGATAATTGGTGACAAACGTATCAGGTGTTATGAATACCCCTGTTCCACGACCATTACCGTTTTCAAGAAGCACCACACTGTTTCGAAATTGATCAGGATCAAATTGACGTGGTATAACTAGGAATGCGAACCCGAGAATTATGCCTAGTATTGCTACCCCCCAGGATGAATGAATGATTTGATTTTTCATACTAGTATTTATTACCGTTGGCCTCAAACTGAAGATTACTTGGCTTTACGCGCAGCGTGGTAAATACATAAAAGAGGTAGAACGTATGGCACAACAGATAATAAACGTAGGCGCAGCCGCTAATGACGGTACTGGCGACCCTAACCGAACTGCTTTTGAGAAAGTTAATGACAATTTCTCAGAATTATATGCTAGAGGCGCTGCCGGTAGCAATTTTGATTTAAGTGACAACCGTATTGTAGCAATAAACAGCAACGGTGACGTGCAGTTGGTTCCAAACGGCGGGGGTCAAGTTAGCGTCGAGAGTGACAGCATAGTGATTGAGCAGTCTCGTACAGTAGTACTAGCCACAGGCGAAGCCGGCGACCGAGCTGGTATGATAGCATGGGACGGTAGTTATGTTTACGTCTGTATTTTAGATTATGATGGCAGCACCGTAATTTGGCGGAGATCAGCTCTCACTAGCTGGTAGGAGAGATTTGATGGCGAATCCGATATGGATAACTGAATCTGGTAACCTCGGCACTGTTCAGGAAGAAGAATTCTATCAGCTAATTCTCGAAGGGCATGACCCTGACGGCGGTAACCTCAATTATCAAATTATTAGCGGATATCTGCCACCGGGCCTAACATTAGGACAATCAGGAAATATCGAAGGTCGACCAAAGAAAGAATTTCAATTCCAGGGAACACCTAGACGAGTCGCTGAAGATTTAACCAGTGAATTTGTCTGTCGAATTAGCAGCGCTGCCGGGTTTATAAATGATCGAACCTTCTCATTTACCGTAACTGGTCAAGACTCTCCAGAGATTGTGAGCAGAGACAGGGATCTAGGTTCAATCTTCGACGGCGAGTATTGGCAATACCAGTTTGAGGCAATTGATCTTGATCAAGAAGTGTTGACGTGGAGTGTAGACTCTGGGGAGTTACCGCCAGGAATCACGCTTGACCCAGTAACTGGGTTATTAAGTGGGTATCCGATACCTACCCTAAACTCTGCCTTTGACGAAACAGTAGGGTGGGCTGCTGAAGCTGGTTGGGATGAATTCCCCTGGAGCCATCCTCCAGTCTGGGTTAGTCAAGGTTATGAATTTCAGATCGGTGTGTCGGATGGTAAAGAAAAGGCACAGTTTGAATATCAACTCACTGTATTTTCTAAATCACTGGTTACCGCCGACACTACTATATTAACCGCAGACAATAATCTGTTCTTACGAGCCGACCATGACACTCGCAGAATACCAGTACTGGTTACTCCTCCCGGGTCTCTAGGCGAATTTGACCATGATAATTATTTTGCCTTGCAATTCCAAGGAATCGATTTTGATAATGATGACATAAATTATGGCGTTACTACTTCCGATGGGTTTGGGTTTGACGATATAAATGGTAATGGGTTTGGTAGTGGGTTATTTGATCAAGGCGGATTAAGCCTTCCACCTGGTCTCACCTTTAGTGGTAAAACTGGATGGCTTTATGGATATGTCGGGCGGCAATCCGCTGCTAGACAAACATACCGCTTTGGTGTGTATATCTACAAAACAGACGATCCATCACAACAGAGCAAGATTAAATTTTATGAAATCGTCATATTAGGTGATTTTAACGAAACCCTGGATTGGCGTACACCCAATGACCTAGGCTCAGTGTCCACTGGCGACATAAGTTCTCTAGAGATACATGCGGTTAGTCCTTTTACCGATCAACTGACTTACTCGTTGGTGTCAGGTAGTGCGTTCCCGCAAGGCTTGCAACTATTGAGTAATGGATTAATCGTAGGGCGAGCTAGTTTTGAGCTTACTACTTTTGACCAGAATGATACTACATTTAATCGTGATGTTCGAGAATTTGGTGAAAACGTAACTGAGATGCTTTTTGATCGAATCTATAACTTTACGGTTCGCGTATCTAGCGGCGGTGGCGAAATTGACGAAACTAGAGATTTTCAAATAACAGTAGAAGCTAGTGATTTCGAGCCACATGAGTCAGTATATCTGCGAGCGCACCCTGGGAATAAAGGTAAACAACTGTTTTTCGATCTAATCAATAACAGTGACATTATTCCTAATGATGCAGTGTATAGAAACGGTGACCCGTACTTTGGTAAATCTGAGAACTTAACCATGTTACTAGCTGCTGGATTAAAGTCTAGTACCGCTGCTGAGTACATGGTAGCTATGTCAGAGAATCATTACCGCAAAAGAGCAAGCTTAGGGCAAGCCAAACTTGCTAAAGCTTACGCTCAAGATAGATCATTATTGTATGAGGTATTGTACTTTGAAGTAACAGACGATCAATCTAATAGTAATGGTTCGACTTCTAAATCTACCGATTTACGATATAGTAGCCGTAACGGGGAAACCGTAGTATACCCTAACAGTTTTTCAAACATGCGAGAAACGTTGCGAACCGAACTTGGAAGATCTATTATCGAGCCTTTACCGTTATGGATGCGACAGCGTCAGCTCGACGGTAGCGTCATTGGGTGGAAACCGGCGATACCACTAGCATATTTAAAACCAGGTACCGGTGACCGAGTGCTTTTCAACATACAACGAAATAACGGCGTTATCAACCCAGGGGACATTAGGTTCGAAATGGATCGATACGTTTGGGACAATAATCTTAGTGATGTGTATGATCCCGCAATCGACGAGTATCTTCCCAGCACTTATACGGTATTTGACTCTCTACAAAGTTACTCAACCGGCGAACCTATTGATACAGTATCGTTAGCTGTTAGTGCTCCTTTCAACCATTTAGATGGCCAAACCACTGAATACATCGAAAACACGTTAGGTGGATTAGATGGCATAATCAGGCCATTAGAAAATATCAAAATCATATTCGCTCAACAAGAGAGTTACTCTGGCTTCATTGAAGATTTTGACGGTTGGACCAGAAGCAATACACTCTGGGACGATAGTTATGGGTGGGACGACCATTTGAATATCGGATGGGATGACCGCGAGATTATTCCAGGCTACAATGACAATCAACAAAATAACAACGTTGTTAATCAACGAGGTGGTGTATGGCGATTTGTACGTGACCTTAGGAATTCAAGTCTCTGGAGATTAGAATTTGTACGGGCTATTTCGCCTGGAGATACTGTTCGAGTGACCGATGGAGGAAAATACGGAGGGTATATAGTACAATATGGGCCGCTTATTCAATTCAATAAAGATGAGACTGTTCCAAGATGGCGTAAGACACAGCCTATCTCAGACGCTATACCGACTACTTTTGACCAGAACAATACCAATTTCGTAGACAATATTACAGTGTACCAGCTGCCAGATACTGATGATAAATACTTGGCATTCCCCAGAGCGACAATCTGGGAATAGGAGAATTTTAGCGCATGTCAACCACTATAAATCGAACTGACGGGACAACACTCACAACAATTGCCGATGGTGCGATCGATACTAGTACAACTGATCTGTCATTCATTGGCCGATTGTACCGCAATTATGGCGAACTAGTAAACGAGAATTTTATTCGATTACTTGAGAATTTTGCTGATTCATCAGCACCTTCGGCACCGATTGAAGGTCAACTTTGGTTTGACCGGAACACCAAGAGACTGAACGTCTTTCGTACTACAGGGTTTGTGCCATTATCAATCAATACCACTAGCGGCAGTCAACCAAATACTCCGTCGATTGGTGATTTATGGTATGACACAGTCGATGAACAACTAAAGGTGTACACTGGTAGTGAGTGGCGAGTTATTGCTCCCGCTTATAGCGCAACCCAAGGAAAAAGTGGGTTCTTTGTAGAGACTATATCAGATATCTCTTTTCAGAATCATATAGCAGTCGTCTCTTACCAGGGTGGAATTCCTACTACCATTATCAGTCGAGATTCTGAATATACCCCTAGAAATTCTATCACCGGTTTCGCAACGGTCAAACGAGGTATCAACCTAAGCAGCTTAACTGGCTTCCACCTTCATGGGACAGCAACCAACGCTGACACTTTAGATACACTAGACAGTGGCAGTTTTTTACGGAGCGATGTTGCTGACGTTGCCGCTGGTACAATTGATTTCACAAATCCAATAGCGTTACGGGTAGGGGCAGCTGGAGACTTGGAAGTAGGGTATAACGGCGCTAATATCGATTTCCGCAAGGTAAACAGTGGAAAGATCAGATTCTTTGCTGATACTAATAATCAGGTCTTCGAGACAAATGACAGTCAACAATTAGCACTGATGGATGGCACTGCTAACCTTCCTGCTCTAAGTTTTATAGATGACCCAGACACTGGTATTAGTCGCAGCGGTCCTAATGTTCTAGCACTAAGTGCTGGCGGCACCGTTAGAATGACTGTGAGCAGTAGCGGTGCTGGAGTCATTGGTACCATGAGCGCAACCGCGTTCGCAGGTAATGCTAGTGGTAATACTGCGGTGTTTCAGAATGTAACGGTACCAAACAATCTAACTGCCCCAAATATAAGTGGGGTCAGCAACTTTCTAAACGGAGCTACCTTCACAGGGACTATGACTACCCTCGGTGCTACTGTGTTAGGAAATGATCTAAGTGATACCGTAACCATAAATGCTGGTACGATTAGTGTACCTAACGGAACAACTTTTGAAAACGGTGAAGTGCAATTTGACAGTAATTTGTTAGCGAACGCTAATCTAGTGGTCGGTGTAGACGCTGTGATTAGTCGAGATCTGTTAGTTAACGATGATCTTTTTGTTTCTGATGAACTGTTAGTACAATATGACTCAGTTAGTGGTCATAGCGCATTGCGAGTCACCAGTACAGGACAAGTCTTAGTAAACGCTACTGGACCTAAAGTGTCAAGTAGTAACCCAGGTGATCTCACACTAGGGGACTTCAATACGGTGTACGCTGCAAATACTGCCAAGTATTGGGTATCATGGCAAGACGATGATATTACCAGTGGGCAACTTAGTGCTAGCGGGGTCGGAGTTGTAGGAAGTACTACCTCAAATAACGCTACTAGTGGAAGTTTACCTTCCGGACTTCAAGAAGATGATGTTGTTTTCTGCTTTAGTGGGAGTGATGACGGATCTCCCGCAATCCCATCGGGATATACAGAAGTTACTAGTGGTACGTCAAACAGCGTTACGTACCAAGTCTCGTACAAAGTTATGACCAGTACTCCCGATACTACTGCTTCTGGTCTCACTGCTACTAACCAATATGTGTTTACTGCGGTGAGAGGAGTTGATCTAAGTGATATCATAGGAGATTTCTCTTCGATAGCTAGCGGTGCTAGTGGTATGCCTGACGCACCATCATTAAGTACTACTGAAGACAACACACTGGTGTTCGCGGTTGGTTGGTTAGATGATGCTGCTCCGCCTTCAGTTTCACCGCCGGCAGGGTTTCAATTAGCTGGCGCAGAAGGTCGAACAGTTAACGGCCAAGGTGGATCAACTATGGTAGGCTTCAGACGGTACCCTGAACAAGAAACCGCTAATCCGGGTGCTTTCTCTGCGGCCAGCGATAATACAGGCCCTTGGTTAGGATACACTTTCGCAGTGAATCTCTCTATCCCTGCTGGCAGTGGTTTCCAGATTCTAAACAGCTATCACGTAGACAGTGTTACTAGACTGAGCACCGGTGTTTACCGCATTAACTTAGAATACGCACTTACTGACAGTAGCTATTACGCTGTGATTGGTATGGGAAGTGCAACCAATATGAATATTCAAACGTTTCCTGTAGGCGGTACATATATCGAAATAGAAACTGAAGATTACGCTGCTTCCCGCAGCAACATCAACACCTATATGAGTGTGGTGGTGTATGGGTACTAATGGAGAATAGCCGATGAAAATAATTTATCCGTATCAAAATCGTGTAGCAGTATTAACGCCTAACCCAAGGAGCAGTAGATCAGTTACTGAAATTGCAGAAAGAAGCATTCCAGAAGGAGTACCATTCTTAGTAGTGGAAGACACCGATCTACCAGCAGATCTCTCTTGGTTAGACGCATGGACTGCGGATTTTTCAAATCCTGATGGTTACGGTAAGGAGAGATAAGATGATTATTGAAATTGATATAGAACGCGCAAGAGAAATACGCAAAGCTCAATTACGAGAACAACGTGCACCTATTCTTCGCGAACTTGACGTCCGATACCAACGCGCATTAGAAGATGATGACTCTGCGACTCAACTGAGCGTGACCGAATACAAACGAGCCCTGCGGGCAATTACTGATGACAGTAGATTTGAGTCAGCACAAACTTTAGCTGATTTGACTGCTATTAGGTTGCCTGTTCAAACATAAATACTAATAACAACTAACATGGAGAGAAACATTGTCTTCGAACATAAATGCAAACAATATAGATTCAACGTATCCTATCGCGGGGGTAGATAACGACTCGCAAGGATTTCGATCGAATTTCACTAACATCAAAAACAATCTTGGTCATGCGAAAAATGAAATCGAAGATCTCCAAGGCAAGGTACTTTTAAAGAGTGCTCTCACCGGTACTACGTTAAATAACGACTTAGCTGGTGCCGAAATTAGCGGCGCGTTGGTGAGTGACCTACGACATAAACGAATTGACTTTGGTACTAATAGCGGGACACTGGCTATAAATTACTCAGATGCTTCAAATTTTACGGTTAGCACAAACGGTAACGTATCGCTAAGTTTTACTGGATTTCCGGCGGCTGGTCAAGTAGGGGAAGTTACCTTTGAAATTCAGGTTACTAACACTGCACACACTCTAACTTTTCCATCTAATGTAGACAAAGGCGTCACCGGTATTACTGGTATTAACCCTGGGGTGAATCGGATCACTTTTGGCACCATAGGTGTTAGACAGTTTCGTTTTTGGACAGATGATGGTGGTACTAGTGTTCACATTGATGATCTTTCACGAAATCGCACTGTGTTTGAAAGTACGGAAATCAAGATTCAACAGCGCACACCGGTTAACAGTGGTGCCGCTGGCGACTCTCCGGGTATGTTGGCTGTTGACAACAACTACGCTTATATCTGCACTGGAGAGTATGACGGCAGCACTGCGATTTGGAAAAGAGCAGGATTTAGTGCTTACTAATTTGACTTGTTAATTTCATTCGTGTTAGTATAAAGCTCAACAGGAGTTTATACATGAATTTAACTGACTATCAACAATTTGTAATAAGTCTTGCCAGCAACGAGAATAAGGACGTCGATTATCTTATCGCTAGACTAATTGAACTAAGAGATACATCCGACGTTAATATATCTGCGCTAGACGGCGGGTTATCTGGATTATGTGCTGAAGCAGGTGAAGCATTAGAAATCATCAAGAAAATCAAATTTCAAGGAAAACCATTAGACGAGGATGTCAAATTTCACATCAAACGTGAGTTAGGTGATGTGTGTTTCTACCTAGCACTATCTTGTCACAGTCTCGGCCTTGAGATATCTGACGTTATTGATGAGAATGTTCGTAAATTAAACAAAAGATATAGCAGTGGTGGGTTCTCAGTCACCGAAAGTGAAATCCGGCAATCAGGCGATGTTTAATCCTCTTTCGCCAGATTTGACTCAACTATCAGAAATTGATTTAGAGAAACGAATTAATAGTCTCCTAAACCGAATGAGAACTGGATCACAGATAGTATACGATCAGAGTAGAACACTGTTAGACGAGTGTTATTGGGAACAAGACCGTAGGGTAATGCAAGAAGTATTAGAAGAACAACGCAAAAGAGACAGTGGCGAGTCTGATGACCCATTTGGAGGTTTGATTGATGTTTAGCGTGAGTAAATCATTCTTATGCTCGGTTCTTGATGATGACGGTATCACTGTATGCGACATAAAAATGTCAGTTCAGAGTTCGATGACGACTGATACCGCAGAACAATACGCATTTGATGATCTAGAAATAGCTCTAATGCGCCAAGCATATTTCTTAGAATTTCAGATGGATCAAGCATGTTGGGCAAGCAGTGAATCGCCTTCTCTAGAATGGTTACAGGCATCTACTATAAACAAACTTGCTGTCTTGCCTGACCCCGCTACTCAACCAATTATGTTAGCAGCACTGCTAATAAAATTAAATAGTATCTCTGAGAATAGAATTCAAGTTGATACCGCTACTTTAACTACCAGTTACACTGACTTTGAAGTGTGCATGAGCTATGAAGATGCGGTTGATATGACAGAAACATATACCCCATCTCATTGGATTTTTGATAGTTCACCTAAGTTCTCAACGCACACAGGTGATACTCAAGTGGGAGGATACATTGAAAGTTGGAAAGATACTAGTTTAGACTTTGATCAATCAACTAAAGTCAAAGCTGGTTGGACGCCGACTATTATCAAAGGTGGGGTGTCAACCGACAATGAAAGTTGATCAATACAACCGAGTAATATCTCAATCAGATGAAATCATCGAAAGAATGTTTGTCGATTCAAATCTAGATTTCATCAAGTTAAGGGTAGACCCTGATGTTAGAGACCAACACAATCAAGCAGTTAACGCTAATTATAGCGAATTATCGTTACTCAGTTCATTAGAAGAAATTGATATTGAACCAACAGAATGGCATCGAAAGAACTGTCGTCGATGGAACATTCCCCAGGAGTATGCTGCTTTTGACATTGCTAGATTTGTATTACAAGAATGCGACACTCAAGCAGAATTACAACGAGCTGCTGAAGAATTAATAGAATTCGAAAAGAGAGAAATGACTGGATTACTAGTTTATCTCAAGTATCTTGTTGACACGATGACAGAGAATAATGTAGTCTGGGGGGTAGGCCGTGGTAGTAGTGTTAGTAGTTTTGTATTATACAAGATTGGGGTACACCACGTGAATAGTCTATACTACGATTTAGACTACCGAGAATTTCTAAGATAAGGAGAATTATGGGAAAAACGTATAAAACAGCACAAGGCAAAATGGTTGATATGGAATCATTGGTCCTTAAACATGAATTGACGCCAGCAGTAGGTAACATGCGAGTTAATGCCCGAGGCGATCAACTGGGGCCTGGAGGTAAAATAGTAAAGACTCGAGAAGAACTGATGTCCGAACATTACAATCAATCAGTCACTAACCGAGACACCAGCGAATATCAACCTAGACCAGACTTACCAGAACATATCGGTCGTAAGAATGCACCAATTGACGTACCGACTTCCAGTGGCCGAGCACAAGAAATTGAGCCAGTTCAGGAAGAATCAGCATTTCTCCAAGCAGTAGAAAGAGACTCTGACAATGAATCCAGTTAAGGGCCGAATTAGTCCATTAAAGAATAACGTATTAGTCGAAGAGATGAACTTCGATGAACGAGTACTGAACAGTGGAATTATTCTAAAAAGCGATAATGGTCGCGATCATGGAATTAGACCTCGATGGGGGCGAGTGTACTCTGTCGGCAAAGATCAGATAGACGTAAGCGTCGGTGATTATGTATTGGTCGATCACGCACGATGGACAAGAGGTATCGATATCGACGACCACAGCGTTAGAACCATCCGAATGATCGATGTTAAGGATATTTTGTTGGTCAGTGACGAACCAGTAAACGATGGCTATGTAGGCAAACTCTAAATAGAAAGAATCTATTATGAAATTATGGACTGAAGTTTGGCGACCCGTTAAAGCCAACGATTATATCTACTGCGACGCATCACAACGTCGACAGATTCAGAGTTGGATAAATGATGGTGGTATCCCCCATATTCTTCTTGGTGGTGGTCCCGGGGTCGGTAAGACTACACTGGCACGGTTGTTGATTGCCGAGCTAGGGATTCATCCAGGTGATGTGATAGAACTAAACGCTAGTCGAGAACGCGGTATCGAGGTGTTAAGAGGCAAGGTTACTAATTTTGCTGGAACAGTACCCTTGGGCAGTGATTTTAAAGTTATACTACTAGACGAGTCAGATTTCTTGACGCTCGACGCACAAGCGAGTTTACGAGGAATTATGGAGCAATACGCTGACAATTGCCGGTTTATTCTAACATGTAACCACCCTAATAAGATCATGCCCGCAATTCATAGTCGGTGTCATGTTATGATGATCGATAAACTAGATAAAACCACATTCACCGAGAGATCAGCGACCATACTTGCTAGCGAAGGAGTTGATTTTGATCTGGATACTCTTGACAGTTATGTAACAGCAACATATCCAGACATGCGAAAATGTTTGAACGCTTTACAGCAGAACAGCTATGACAGCAAACTACACAAGCCTAGCGAAAACGAGTTAAGTAGTACCGAAGATTATCTGGTTCAAGCAGTTGACATGTTTAAGAATGGTAAAATTACAGAAGGTCGTCGATTGATTGTGTCAAATGCGGTGGTAGGCGACGTCGATAATATCATCAGATGGTGTTATAATAATCTAGAATTATGGTGCGACACACAGGCTGGGCAAGACAAGGCAGTTCGTATTATTCGTGATGCTCTGGTGAACCATACACTGGTAGCTGATCCAGAAATCAATCTAGCAGCAATGATGGTGGAGTTAACAACAATTGAGTAGGCGCGATCGATACCTGTTAGCAACCTATATCTCAAAACCAAGAGATAAGAGTCAAACTGGTCGAGCTGGATACATTAAAGACCAGTCCAATATGCGTTTTGATGAGATGGTTGATTTCATGGTTGGTGAAAAGATGAAACATATTCGTGATAGTCACATCGTGATCAATCTAGATAAGCCAGTTATTGTCAAAAATATGTTTGGTGATGAGGCTGACTGGAGCGAGATGATGGCATATTTCCGCCGGGAGTACTCTCTAGAAATTGATCAATTCCTAAAGAGTACGCCCTCGCCAGGTTCTTAATCTTCGCCGTAAATGTGTAACACCTCCTTCACTACTTCGCTTCGCTGAATGTCATGATAGGCAAACTCAATCCAATCAATAAGCTTTGGATTGTGCTGGGTCAATCTGCTCAAGAAATCCTGTAGTCCATTGTCTTTCTGGAAATCTGATTGTTGCAGATCTCCAGTCACCACCATACGAGTATTTTCGCCTAAGCGAGTAAGCAGCATCTTTAGCTGATTTGGTGTTGCGTTCTGGCATTCATCTGCCACTATGAAGCAATTATCGAATGACCGCCCTCGCATAAATGCTAGTGGAGAAATCTCCAAAATATCTTCGTCTAGCATTCTAGCAGTGTCGCGTGGTGAAAAGTGTTTATGAATAACATCAAAAATTGGTTTAGTCCAAGGTTCCATCTTCGCATTCAAGTCACCTGGTAAGAATCCGTGACGTTCGTTATCGACTCCGACCGCTGGTCGGGTGAGCACTATCTTTGTTACGTCTCCATTCTTTAGCGCTCTTAGAGCAGCTAATACACCAAGCATGGTTTTTCCTGTACCTGCGGGTCCAGTGCCAAATACAATCTTAACCTGTTCGTCTAACAAACTACAGATATATTTTTCCTGTGTTCGTGTTCGAGGTATCAGTTCAATACTTGGATTAAATTGTCGATACTCATTTATATCAACTAGTTGACGGGGATGCGATGACATTCTATGTCTTCCTTTGATTCTTTTAGACAAAGTCGACTCCTTTTGTAGTGAAGGAAAGTTCCTTCACTAGTATTTACGGCGTATGTTGGTTTTTACCGCCTTGAATTGGTGGTTTTGAAAATAACAATACTTTATTCGTCGACAGAAATGATATACATATTCGAGAAGCCGTTGGTAAATAACAGTATGAACACCGTAAATACTAGAGATGTAATCCAGAACGTTAAGAATATCTATATTAATGATAGTATTCTTGAGGTGCTGATTGATTTTGAGAGAGTGCTTGACGAGTTAGATCTGTATGCTTATCGTCATTGGTTAGAAGGTGAATTGGTCAGCGGACCAGCAGTTGAAAGATATTGGATCACCTGCACTTTCATGTGGCCATATAATCGTATGCCAGATCCGCGTGGTGCTGCCCGTTTGTTGATGTATGGGGGTAAGGTAACCTATAAGAAAAGTTATCTGCGTATGCCGTTGGAAATCCAAAATCCAAGTGATTTTCAACCAGGAACCCGTCGAGGAAAGATCGAACGCGTTCCGATCTGGTTGGTTAAGATTTGTATGCCTCAAGAAATCATTAGCAGTATGGAACGGGGCAGTGTTGAGATTGCTGATGAAACATTTGACTTAGAAGACTTGCAGATGAGTTATCAGCGAGGATTGGACAATGACATGACGGCCAAACAACAAGCAGGTGATTTATAATGCCATTAAGTGCTGGAGATTTACGAGATATGGTTTCGCCCAAGATTCACATCGATAGCTATGAGAGCAAGATGGGGAAAGATAGCGACATCATTACTTTTAGTTTTAAGACCAAGTACCTTGCACCAGCGCAAGACCTGATGAATTTTATCGAAAAAGGTTATGATTGGGTGTTAGACTCTGATGTAAGCAGCGGTAGCACTGATGATGGTGGTTGGGTAGTTTTTGTCGAAACGTTACGTCGTCCCAGTTTTCCTGCCCGGATACTCTCTCTGCTAGATGATTTACAATACGTAACACAGAACGACAAGAAAAGTTACCGGTTTGCGTATAAAGAGTCAAGTGCGACCTCTTACTATCCTCTGAATTTACGTAACCTAAAAAAACTGCCATTGACTCCCCGAGAATACAGAAAAATAAATGTCGAGCCTGATTTACAACTGCTAATGAAAGATAGCGGGTTGGCAGTCGAGTCAGAGTACCCAATCCTTAGTCCAGCTGCAGAAAGTTTACAGAGGTTAGCGGGAAAATAGATGGGACGTACGACTGAGAGAACATTAGATCAGTATAAAGTAGATCCAGTAACCAAATATGAAGACTGGGTGGTCAGTCGTTGGCGGCCAGCAGTAGGGTGGTCGTATATTGCTATTTGTCTGTTTGATTTTATTATTGCTCCCACTGGAAGAATGCTTTTCACTTATTATGCTCAAATTGATTTCATCCCATGGACTAGTCTTACTCTAGAGGCCGGCGGCATGTTTCACATGGCAATGGGCGCTATTCTCGGAGTAGCCGCCTGGACTCGTGGTCAAGAAAAAATGAGTAGAATAGAACACTGGGGTAATGATTTGATGGACGACGATGCGCCAGCTGATGCGACAGGAGGGAACACCCGCCGTAGAAGACTCGATCAAGTACCGGAAGATTTCCCAACCACTGGCAACTAACACTTGACAATCTCACCGTAATACGTTAGATTAAAGAATAATGAATCATTATCAAATCCTAGGCGTATCTGAAGATGCTTCGCAAGCTGAAATACAGTCAGCTTACAAAAAGCTGGCCAAGGAATATCACCCAGATGTTAACCCGTCTGCCGACCCTGATCGATTCAAAGAAATCAGTGCCGCCTACAGTGTGATAGGAGACGCAGCGTCTCGGCAAGCATATGATCTTGAAAGACAGTACCGATCGGCTAGACCATCGTCAGCTGGTTCACCGTTTGACAATCAATACAGGTATTCCGGAGCACAACGGTGGTCGACAGCAAATGTCGACGACCTGTTCCATCAGATGTTTGGAATGCAGGGATATCGTCCTGCGGTTAATCCAGATATATCATTAGCTGTCAATGTAACACTCGAAGATATATTCTACGGTAGAGAAAAAATCTTACAGTTTCAGTTGAATGGTAAAGATAAAATGATACCAGTCAAGATTCCTGTAGGGGTAAATGATCACACCTCTATCACATTTAATGGGCAAGGGTCGACCGAAATTGCCGGGGCGATACCTGGTAACATCTATGTCAAACTATTGACGATGTCACATCCAATTTTTAGCAGACAAGGTGATAACCTGCTTGCGACGTTGCCAGTTGATGCGATCGACGCGATAACTGGTACCGAAAAGGTGTTTAAAACTATAGAGGGCCGAGAAATTCGAGTTACAGTCCCGGCTGGGACACAATCTGGACGGACTTTGAGGATACGTCAACACGGAATGAATAAATATCAAAAGACAGAGCGGGGAGACCTTTTACTCCAGGTATCTATTACAATACCCGTATTATCAATGAATCAAATCGAACAACTAAAGGAAATAAAAAATGGCTGGTAGTCAACATCCAGATGCCGAACGACTTATCATTAGTAGTATAGAAATTGCTCAATCATACGCGCATAACATTCTTACTCTAGAACACTTAGCCATGGCTTTGTGTGTTTACGAACCATTTGTTGAACTGTTATATACTCATCAAGTTGATGTTGAAGGACTTCGCGAAGACCTAGATGAATACTTGGACGATCAAACTAGTAATCTACAAATGACGTCTATGGGCGAAACTGTTCAAAAAAGCAGTCAGTATGAAAGATTATTTGTTAAGATCAACAATCAGCTCAAATTGACTTCTAGGTCCACAATTACTTACATTGATATTTATATAGGCATGACAACTGAACCAGACACGTTTGCTACCTATTTCTTTTCCAAATACGGGGTAGATCGAAAAGAGATGGTGAATTTGTTCAATCAACAAACACGAGAACAAAAGACAGGTGAGAGTGATCTCGCTCGAGCCAATCAGATCCTAGAAGAATTCTGCGTAAATCTAAACGGATTAGCAGAAAACGGAAAGATTGACCCAGTTATTGCTCGTGAATCTGAATTGTTTGAGATTGCTCAAGTACTAGCTAAACGCAATAAGAGCAATGTCCTGCTAGTAGGCGACCCCGGGGTAGGCAAGACTGCTATCGCTGAAGGGCTAGCTCGAAATATAGTAAACGGTGAAGCTCCTGAATTTCTTAAAGGATGGAACGTTTATAACCTTGACATTGGCAGTCTTCTGGCCGGCAGTAAATATCGCGGTGAATTTGAAGAGAAACTAAAAGCAGTTATCAAGTCATTAGAAACCAAAGGTAATTGTGTGTTGTTTATCGACGAAGCGCATCAAATGCGAGGAGCAGGTTCTGGCGGTGGTAGTGATGTTGACTTTGCTAATATGATCAAACCAGCGTTGACTCGAGGCAAAATTCGAGTTATTGCTAGCACTACTTGGGAAGAGTATAATACTAGTTTCGAAAAAGACCGGGCCTTGATGCGACGGTTCTATCGAGTTACTGTTGATGAACCCAGCATCGATGCTTCTGTCCAGATTCTTCATGGGTTGCGTGATAACCTACAAGCGTTTCATACTGGTATTATTACTGACAGTGCTATCAAGACTGCGGTAGAACTGAGTGCTAGATACCAGAGTGATCGAAAGTTGCCGGATAAAGCTATTGATCTAATTGATGGTGCGTGTGCTAGGCGCAGAGTTAATAACGAAACCGACTTCACAATCGACCGAGTTGATATCGTAAACGAAATAAGCAAGGCGACAGGAATTCCAAGCGACCAACTAGGTGACACTGAGAAGAAAACTGACATAGTTGCTATTGAAGGAAACATCAAAAGCGCAGTGTTTGGGCAAGATTCAGCAGTTGATACCGTATTAGAACGAGTATTTCTGAGCAAAGCTGGTATTCATTCCCCCGATCGCCCATTAGGTGTCTTTGTATTTTTAGGGCCATCCGGTGTTGGTAAGACTGAACTAGCTAAACAGTTAAGCTCTAATCTTGGCATGAACCTATTACGATTTGACATGGGAGAATACCAAGAATCAAACAGTGTTAGCCGATTAATTGGTACCAGTCCTGGGTACGTTGGGTTTGATGATGGTAACGTTAGTGGCGGACTATTGGTGCAACAGATTAATCAGAATCCACACAGTGTTATTCTGTTTGACGAGATTGAGAAAGCCCATCCTGCTATCAGTGACGTTATGCTTAACTTGTTTGATTATGGGAAGATTACCGGAGGGAATGGTCGACAGGCAGACGCCAGAAATTGTGTGATTATTATGACCAGTAACCTAGGTGCCGAGAAAGCAGAAAAGGCTCCAGCCGGGTTTTTGAATAACAGAGATGGCGAAGAGTTAGTGGAGTATGATCAATATTTCAGACCAGAGTTTCGCAATCGAGTTGACGCAGTGATACAATTTTCACAACTTGATAAAATGAACCTCCGTCAGATCGTAGCAAAACAATTGACCGAATTGAACAATCAGTTAGCTGAACAGTCAATTAATTTGCGATTGTCCGAAGAAACAGTTGACAAAATTATCAAAGAAGGGTATAATAAGAAAATGGGAGCTCGACCTTTACATCGAGCAATAGACCGACTTATTAGAATTCCACTTAGTCGGATGATTCTGATGTCAGAACTAACAGCCGGTAGTACAGTTATGGCGTATCTGGAGGATACTGAAATTAAATTTCGAGATGATATTGTTGAAAAGAATGGAGTAACGTCTTATGTCTAGCACATTAACCTCATTATATTCTGCAGAATTCAAAGAGTACCGCAAACAGTTAATTGATGCAATTCCTGTCACTACTACGGTGCCATCACTAACAGCTATTACTAAGCTGCGTAAAGGATGGTCGGCGAGCGTCAAATTCAAATGTCGTCGATATGATTATTGTGTTCGTCTGGGTGAGTTAATTGAAGAGGAATTCCCCGGTGTTAAAAGTCGTTATTCATACCAATCTGTGATAATTTATACTGACCGTGTTCGGGTGATTAAAGTCATTGAATTTGTTTGTACCCTCAATGATTTCGCAATTCGGGTTGATGCAGTCTCTATACTCCCTGTCGCATTAGAAAATAGAACTCTAAAAACAGAAGTCGATGACTCTATTCAATATCTATGCGATATTCCAATTGAAACAGTTCCCCGTATCCGAAAACCAAGGGCCCGGTACCGAGTTCATTTTGATGTTGGGAGAAATCGTAACATAACTAAACAAGAACTATTCAGTCTGATAACTCGTTACGATCCCGATTGCAACACCAAGAACTTTGGGTACAGTAGACCTTACTTAGACGTAAATACGTTGAATTTTGTAGGTCAGATGAGTTTATCTCATCCCGGAACAATTACTCGCTTAATAGAATTTCAAATGATAGAAGAAATCAAAGAGGATAAAGTCATTGAACTCTGATCTGTACACCACACTAGTAGAACGTAACCTAATTAATGTTGGAACCTTGATCGAAGGAATTACTTCTGTACGAGGGCTGGGAGGAATGCCGCAAAGAGTAACCAAACGAGGTAATGTGGTCCTCAAAGAACGTGGGAGCCTCGTATGTCAGGCGTCGTCGTCGCAATTTCGCGTTAGGCTTGAAGATATCAAGTACATTGATGGAATGGAACCAGGTCGATTAGCCAGCGTGTATAACATTCGAATCAACGGTGAAGTTCGCGCACCCGGTAAAAAGCGTGGTCGGAAACCTAAGGTGCGCGAATGATAAATATACCGTAACTTGGAGGTATACTATGGCAAAACTCAATGAAACAGTGATGGTGGTAAAAATTAGTCAAATGCTACGTGACCATGATCCAGCGAATGAATTATTAGATTCTGAAAAAATCGCTGCGATTAAGGCAGTGCTATCCGAAATTGTCGACGCTGAAAACGTGTTAATCGAGATCGAAACATCTGAATGATACTGTTAGATTCAACCGCATCAGCTGAAGGACCAGCTCTAACCGGCGAAAAAGCAGCAGGTGATGGAGCGTATGGCGCAAGAGATGGCGACCACACGGTTGCGTATTTTGTCAACAATTTTGTAGGGGTTATTGAAATTCAGGCCACTCTAGCAGCAGACCCCTTAGAAGAAGATTGGTTTTCTATACCTGCTACTCAGTATGGTGATGGGAGTACCATTTTAAATACTCCTGTATATCGAACCTTCGTTGGGAATTTTAGTTGGGTAAGAGTTAAGGTAAGTCAATTCTCCAGTGGAGCAATTAACAAAATAGGCTATCAGAGGTAAAATATGAACGAAAATATAGAAATTGAGGTTGATCTAGGTAGCAAATATTGGGACGACCGTGCACCACAAGCGATGGTATATTTTGATGATGTGCTGATCTTTGAAGGACAAGTAGCAGATGACGTTACTGTAAAGTACTCCGCAGATTTAGCCGAAGATACTCAACATACAATTGCGGTCGAATTAATCAACAAACAAGATTCCGACACTGTTCAGGACGATGATGGCGCAATTATCCGAGATGTACTATTAACCATTCGATCAGTACGGTTCGACGGTATCGAATTAGGATACTTACCTTATCGTGAAGGACAGTTTTTCCCTAACCAAACTAATTTATATGCTCCTCGTGGTATTGTAAAGAACTGTTTAGACTTTGGGTGGAATGGTCGATGGGAACTCAAGTTCACCAGCCCTGCGTATCTGTGGTTGCTTGAGAATCTCTGACATCTAGAAGAGTCTAGGTAAGTAGTTGTATAATGCGATTACTAGAATTCATACACATAGTTGAGTCAACAGAATGGTTGAATGAATGGCAACCAGAGTCTGGAATGCACGTTCGTATGATAACCGGCTCGCTGGCCGAAAAAGGTCTACGACGGGTCATGGAAGCAATCGACCCAGAAGATTTCACCTACTCTATTCAGACGCTTGACGTAGCAGTAGCCGCCTGGATCACTACTGATATGATCCGGAATCAAATATCAGACCTAGAAGGCACTGATATTGTTCTTATACCTGGAAAAACTATGGGCGACAGTCAATCGTTGTCGGCGGAAATCGACAGACCAGTTATACGTGGTCCAGATTGCTACAGCGAACTTCCCATGTTTCTTGAGGTGAAGAACTGGGAAACCATTTCACCGGCGGCAGAAGCTAAACCGCAATTTTCAATAGTGTGTGCAGATAGTCAGTTATCAAATCAAATTAGTAGATTACTGAGCAAAACGTACAGAATACCTGCTCTCGACTATCAAAACTTGCTAGCATATGCCATCGATGAAAACAGCAAGATAGGTGAACTGGTGTCTGCTTATGCCTCCCGATCAGCTGTTCCTCCTAATCTAATAGCAAGTCTAGTAAACAACCGTGTGGTAGACGAAGCAGGTTACGTATTGACCGATTACCCTCGGACATCGCGGGATCTTCAATGGATAGATGATCTAAGAATCAATCTAGATGCTATTGTTTATATTGAAACCGCAGCAGAAGGAAACGATTTCTCAGAGTTTAGATATCTCCTAGCTGATGACCCGAGAGTAATACGACTAACCAACGTTGACAACAAACCAGCGTTGGTAGCAGAATTACTGACCGCAGTAGAAAAGAGACTGAATCAGTGTGTGATGAAAAATGAGGGACTAGGATGAAGATTAACGAATTACTCGAAGAGAATTACGATACCAGTAAAGCTCGAATAGACCATCCCGAAGATTTGGTGTTGTACGGGAAAAGAGGCATTCAAACCGCTATTGCGTCTTTGAAATCTGCGTTATCGGATAGCAATTCAGCAAGCTTCAAACCAGACGGTAAGCCGGCAATCAAATGGGGCCGAATTAATGGTGAGTTTGTTATGGGCGATAAGTTTATGAACCCAGTACCGCGTTCGCCAGAAGACATTGCCGCAGTGCTGTCCGCTCGTCGCGGCGGCGGGCGAGAGGATCTCATTGGGTTATATTCAGCAATATGGAAAACCTTTGAAGCCAGCGTTCCTCGTATTGACGGATTACTTTTTGGTGATCTGATGTATACCAGTACCCCGCCAATGAAGAACGGGGTTTTTGTTATTAAACCAAACACCGTAACGTATACAGTAAACTCTAACAGCGAGTTAGGCGGAAAGATTGCGAAAAGCTCTGCCGGGATTGTAGTCCATACTTATCTCCCAGCAGGTAGCTCGGTCGGTAAGCACATCAAAGATATTGAACAGATTCCCGGAGTGATTCCAACAGGAAAGCTGCTAATTATGGATGACAAGATAGGAGCTGCCCCTCAGACTTCGCCTCCATCTTCCGTGTCTAAATTAGACGGACTAACCGGAAGGTACGGTAACGATATTGAAAAGATGTTGGACGACCAAACCTTAACTCAACTGAAAATAAAGGCTCTTCCTGGGTTGTTACTCAAGTACATCAATAGCAGAGTACGAGACCGTAGTTTTGAAAATATAGCATCGGGGTTCTTAGAGTGGGTCAAGCCTAATTCTTCGGCTGCGATGGGGCAAAAAATCATTGAGCACCTTAGTCAAAATCAGCGAGGATTAACTGGGTTCTTTACCGCATTTACCGAAATCTCCTCAGTTAAGAATGAGATTGTAGATTACTTGGACAGTCATTCTGGAGATCTAGTAGCTCATACCGGTGATGACCCCGGACATGAGGGATACGTTGTTCATTCTAAGACTGGACCTATCAAGTTAGTAAACCGGTTCAAATTCAGTGCTGCTAATTTCAAATAAGGTACAGGTAAATAAAACAACAAATACAGGAACCGCTACTTATGAGACTTGATGAATTCTATGATCTACAAGAAGACCGAACCAACAGCATCGGGATAATTTTTGGTAGATGGAACCCTCCTCATCGAGGACATATTGCTGCCTGGAAAATGATGGCCGATGAGAATGAGGAATGGTTAATCGGTACTCACCCCGGTACCCATAACAAGAAAAACCCACTGCCCTTAGATGTTAAACTATCAGTTATCGACTCAATTGCACCATTCACTCGTGGCCACGTTATTCCTGAACAAGATTGGTTTGTGTTAGCAACCAAAGCTTACCAGATGATGCCAGATTCCGAGTTGAGAGTGTACACTGACGAGCAATGGGCGATGGATGGTATTGTCAAATATAATGGAGTGGAAGGCAAACATGGGTTTTATCAATTTAAAGCAATCGTGCCAGTCCAGACTCCTAGATTAAGCAGCGCTACTCAACTGCGACAAGCCGTAGCTGATAACAACGTCGAAGAATTCTATCGTACTGCTGGGGTCGACCACGATACAGAAATAAACGGGGTACATTATTTTGATCTTGTTAAGCAACACTTAGACGTATATAATGAGTCATTAGAAGAAACTGGCGGTCTAGTAGGCGTAATGTCACGCGCTTTCAATCATAAAGATCGAAATCAATATCCACGAGCTGCTAGAATGTATAAGCAATTGGCAAGTGATTTGAAAAACGCTGACCGACATCCTCTGAATATCGCAACCGAAGTATCAAAAACGTTTGGTTTTGAAAGTATTAGAGATTTCGTCAATTATCTAACCACTGCTAAAAATCATCACATCGACTCCGAGTTACTACCTGATCGTCAAGTGATCAAAAGAAAATGGTATGAAGACAAAGAGACAGTAACTCGATCAGAAAGAAAAAAGAGAGATCGATAATTGGAAAACGGTACCTACGCAGCCTTCTATATGGATCCGGCATCTGCCTCTCAATTGTGTGGATGGTTAGATTTTCATGAAATGGCGCACCAACCTAGCGACCAGATGCATTGTACGCTATTGTATTCTACTCGGCCCGTCCACGAACTCAAACAGTTTAATGGATTAGCAGTAAATGTAGGCGCGACACCAATTGAATGGAGAATACTAGGTGAAAATTCTCTGGTATTATTATTGGATTTCCCAGAAGCAGAGAGAATCAATAAAATCATGATGAATACAGGGGCTACGAGTGATTATCCCACCTATCTCTGTCATCTAACCGTTGACCCCGAATACCATGGCCCCGCATTTATGCCCATGTTGTTACCACATTTCAAATTAGTATTTGATCGAGTGGTCGTAGAAGACATTGAGGAAGACCGATGAAACTGTTTGAATTATTAAACACTCCACTTACTGAACTGAAAATGAGTCCCAGTTCTCTTGAAAAAGCTCTGACTGCTGCTAATACTGGCGGCTTCACTATTGGGTTTGAAGCTGAACTGGTATTCGATCTTCCAGAAGGTGATAACGAATCATCTGATAACGAATCATCTGATGACGATATAGATGATCGGACTTGGGAATCATTCAAAGACAGTATGACCGAACACTTCGGATGGCGAGTCGAGGTCCAAGCAGCCGTCTCAGAAATCAATGAACGGGTCACGGACGCAATAGAGAGTGATTTCTTATCAAGTATCGACGACGATGAAGTGATTATAGAATTGCTCCAATCTGATCAAGGTATGAGTCGCGAGGAAGCCGAAGAAGAAGTG